CTTAATCACCGTTTTAAGGGACAGACTTGCTCCGCCTAACAACATGGACAGTCCAGATGCTGTGCGTCCCGTGCCTGTTACTCCTGTTTGACCGTGCATAATCGACGGCAAGCCTGTTTCTTCGTCAGCAAGTTGTCGGCTAATCTGATACATCTGAATGTTTTCAGGTGCTGTGTTCGGAAACTTGAGGCCGTTGATTGCCGTCCCTGTTACACCGGACTGACGGCGGAATATCTTACCGGGAAAGATGTCCATGTTTTGTCCGGGAACAAGTGACGCTTCGTCCACGTCAAACACTAGGTTACCAGCTAACGCCAGATTGTCGATTGCCATACGAACGTGGCCGTTCATCAGCAGTTGTGCGTCTTCCATGTTCTCTGCAACACCAACACCCCACACTTGGTACGGGTTGATTTCATATGGAAACACTTGGTAAGGTATGCGGGCTGGCGTGAATGGGTTCATAACGCAGCGTAGGATCATGGTGCCACATGCCCACACGTTTACTTGTACCTGTTCAAACTCACTCATGTCAGCAGGAATGTCTAGTCCCGCTTCTCGTGCAAGTTTGGCATCAAGGAAGCCCCAATATTCAAGAACTTCGTAGCGACTGTCACCGACGTATGGCTCAGTCTCTTCTTCACGAATGGTGTCTTCGTAATACTTGTCTTCGTAGTTTGGTCCTTTTGCAAGGCACTCTTCAATAGCGTCAGCGTAAAAGTGAGGCTGTGAGATAAGGTTACGAAGTTGTTGACGATTCATGCGGTGTCGTTGAATTACGTATTCGCAATCGTCTATGCTTGTAGCAGAGGGATCAGGATGAAAGTCCCACGGGGATACGTGTTCGATACGAGGAACAATACGCTCGTACGGACTGTACACTCGTCCCTCTGGTCCGTTTTCCCAGCGGTGTACCCGTTTGTAGTGATTGAACGGACCCTTTACAACTCCTGTACCTAGCAGAGCGGATTCAAAGATAGAACTACGAAGCACGTTTACTGCACGTGTATCAAGAAGCTGATCGTGAACCATCTTCTCCATGTTGAGCGCAGCCTTTTGTGCGGGGCTAATCTGCGGCTCACCCATTTTGGCTGGGCCTTCAGACAGGGGTGCATCACCGTACTGACTAGCTAGTCCACCCAAAAAATCGCCAGAGGCAGGGGTAGCTTGCGTGGCACCAAACGGCAACTCACGACCATCACCCTCAAATCCGTACGGGTCTTCCGGGGGTTGCATTTGATCTAGCGGAGTAGTAAGGTGGGCAAACTCTGCTATACCCTCTGGTATGGGAGTTGGCTCTATGACCAATGGAAACTTTTTGTTTGCAAAAAGGATGTCTACAATCTGACCGTACGCAGCAAGTACCTTTGTCTTGGTAATCTTGATGAACACCTTTGACTTTTCACTGTCACGGTATTGTGTTGTAGAATCATAAATGCCACGAAAGTTTTTGTACGCTCTCAGCCATCGCTGCTCGTACGAAAACCGTCCGTTTTCTGCGTCGTCAAATCGTGCCTTTACATACGCAGCCAAACCCGGCATTTGCTCTTCGGGTTCAAAGACTGGTACGGCGGTGTCGTCCGCAGGTTCCAAAAAGTTATCGGACATATCGCTTCCTTAGTAGTCGCGTTCGTCTGCCATTTTAAAAAGTGAAGCTTCTACCGTAGCTTTTGTTTGCTTCTTTGGCATTGCTTCAATCATCGGTCCTGTTTGGACACGAGTGTCAAACTCTAGGCTTTCGCGGTAGAGTGAAGATGCACCTTCGTCTTTATCAACGCTTGTCTTGTCTGCGTTCATAATGTACGATGCGCCGTAGTTGTAGTTATTACCGGGCATGTATGCCTCCGTTTGTTGGGTTGTTTAGCGGACTACGCCGCCGTAAAGAAACGATGGTGCTTGATCCATCGCGGTTGCTTCCCCCCGCATCGCATTGGCGCGGGCTTCGGGAACTGGTACGAACCCTTGTGCAGCCATCTGTGGTTTGGGTGCGACAGGATCGGGTATTTTAACTGGGGCTTGTGATTGTTCCATTTGTCCAGTGGTCTGTAGACTTTGTGCAACCTCTGGATCGTCGGCAGCAATTCTTTCAATGGGACGAGAAGACATAGGGTCTGCTACCACTGGCTGTGGTGAACCCATTGCGATTTCTCCTACGGCTCTTGCAGTTCCAGCAGCACTGGCTAGAGGGGAGGGAACTCCCATTTGCGTCATTTGTTGCTGTGTAGATGCGCCTTGTGAAGCTGCATCGTAAATACCCAACGCTTCAAGACCAATTTCTGCAGACTTTGCTACTTTTCCAAATAAGGGAACTGATGCTAATCCGCCGATTACTCCAGCGGCTACAGATCCTAGCTTGTCTGGATCAGTAATTTTTCTTCCAAAGTTTGTAATCATGGAAGATATAGATTCTTTACCTGCGTCTATGGTTTGTTGGGCTTTAGCAGCAGCTTTGTCGTCAACGGGAGGAACAAGCCCCTCTGTTTGTTCGGTTAGACTTTGAACTTGTCCCATCAGTCCTTCTAGTTTTTTTATCTTGTTTTCTAGAGAGTCTACTGATCTGTCTACTGCGCCAGAAGCTTGCGCTGTGGCTGTTCTTGTTTGGCTTTCTACCGCCTGTTGTTCAGCAGGTGCATCCACTGTAAGAGGGACTACAGTGCCAGCTTTAAAGTTGTCGTTAGCAAATCCGTAGCCCTCATTTCCAAATAAAGTTTGAGGGTTATCGAATCCTACTGACTCCATGTACAGATTAGAAAATATTTCTTGGGCACTCTGCAGACGAGAAAGACTGCGACGGCTTTTTCTTTCAACTTTGTAGTGATTCAGACCTACATCTGCTTTATCAGAGTGGCCCAACACTTTGTTGGCATCTGCCGCTCCTATTTCTTCTTCCAAAATATCAAATATGTTTTTTCTAAGATCACGAACACTAAAATCTACAGCAGCATTTTTGTTCAAGTCTCGTATTTCTAAACCCATAGATGTCATGTTTGATCTCATAACCGGGTTTATGGTGCTTCGTATTTTTTCTTCAGACTGTGTAAATAATTCAGTACGACCTTCTGCTTGTGCATCTGCAGCTAAATCTGCAAGTATACCGTGTACAATCTCACCAAGATCGTAGTTGATACGATCTCCTTTGTTACTTAGGTTATAAAGTTTTTTAACTTCAGGATCAAATGATCCGTACTTAGCCCCTTCCACAGCGTTTCCAACTTGTAGCTTTAGAATGTCAGGATTACGAAGTCCTGTAAGCGTCTTAATCATAAAGAATGCTTTGGCCTCTTTATCAGTAAGCTGTCGGGCCGTAGCATCTATAGCCGCATTAAAATCGTCAAAAGCAGGAAGTTCTAGTTTTCTAGCAGCACGAGTAAGACGAATACCAAATTCTGTAGACTTACCTCTGTTAGCTTTTTCGTAGTTTGAAAGAACATTTGTTTGTTCAGGACCGATTCCGACGTTAATTAAAGTTTTAACGCGAGAAGCAAACATGCCTGATCCACTGGATACTTTTTTAAATCTCTCTGTGGTTGTCCACTTTTGTAAATCAGTTATGCTTTTTTCTGTGTTTAATTGAGATACAGGAGTGCTAGGGGGAAACCCTGCTTTTTCAAGATCACGTAAAGTAGCCCTAAAATTATTTACAAGAGTCTTGTCTTTACCTTTGGTGTGGGCATCAAAAGCCTCTTGTAATGTCATCTCTGCCATTTATCAGTATCCGAATACTTCGTCTTGAACTTGGTGGACTTGGTTCTTTATCGCGCCTAATTGTTTGTGTATGGAAGCATACCCGCTCATGCGTGTCATCATTCCGTAGCGCAGGGCGTCGTATGCGTGATCCTCTGCCTTTGTGTCTACATCTTCGCTGTTTGTTTTGGACAGGGGTATGCCAGCAATTTGTTTGACTATGTTCTGGCAACTAGAAAAGAAACGTAGGCGAGGCTCTTCTGTGTAAGGATCGTCGGCTAGGCGACGGTGTATTTCCATTTTGCCTTGAATGCGGTTGCGATCTGATGGAGTCCAACGAACACCCTGCCGCATCATTACCTCTGCGATTGATGGTCCAAAACCTGTCTTGTTCCAGCAAGACGAGTCAAGGACCGTGTAGTGAGGTATGGGGTCTAGTTGTTCCGCTGATAGTATTTTAGCGGCTAACTCTTCCGCTGTCAAGTGTTTTTCGTATAATTCTCTATAAATCCAAATGTTGTTGTCCCAGTCGATTGCGCCCCACAGAACACATGAGGGTGCAGCGTACCCGTAGTCGGCCATTCGTATGCGCGGCCAGTTGGTTGGCAGTTCGAACGGCTCTACGACGTGCTTGATGCGGCTAAACTCTGGGAAGGCCGCTCCCTCTGCCACGTCCCAATCCCCTTCAAGAAGTCGCTTTCGTTCGACATCTGGGAGCGATCTGAGCATGGCCTCGTACTGGCCGTCTGCCATCAGATGAGGATTGTCAGTCAGCCGTGCCGGTACAAACTTACGAAAGAACAGCGGCTGACCTGCTTTTTCGTGGCCGGGGGGCCACACAAAGTCTTTTTTTGTCTCTATATCGAACGCAGGAAAAGGCTTGTTTTCTGGGGTTCCGTCGATGTAGGTTTTCTTGACCCACCAACCACCCACTCCTCCGGGGTTGGCAGTGCAGCGCATGTACAAGTGTTGCTGGAGTTCAGGATCAGTAGTACGAAGGCGAGAACGCAGGTAATCCCAGACGTAGGGTGTAGGATATTGGGTAATCTCATCAATGCCTATCCAGTTGAACGCCTGTCCTTGAAAACGAGTTACGTCTTTGTCTTTGTCTAGGTAGGTGAACCAGATTGTTGCTCCGGAGGGAAAGTGCCACGTTGACTTGGACTCACGAAACTTTGCACCGGGAAAAGCTTTTGTGTATAGCTGTCGTGACTTGTCGATCAGTTCGGTTAGTTCGTCCAGAGTGCGACGAAGCAGTAGACCGCGATGGTTGCTATTGTGACAAAAACGTAACGGGTCTGCA